CAATTAATACTAAATTAGATAATTTAGAATATAAGGTTAATAATATAGAAATAAAAATAAATAATATTGAAAATAAATTAAATGTAGATATAGCTAATGAATGTAAAAAAATGGGAACTCATATTGATTTTATAGAAAATATATATGAAAATGTAAAACATCCATTAGGATATATAAATAGTAAATTAAAAAGTTTTATTGGTAAAGAAACACAATATAGTTTAACTAATAAATAATTTATCTAATTAGTAAAATAATAAATTTTCTAATATATAATTATAATGTTAAATATAGATAATATATTAAAAAAATTAGAATTTGTAGATGTATTAAAAAAATATGGTATTTTACTAGCAAGTATTATGTTTTTATGGTCTGGAATAAATAAAATATTTCAATTTGAAAAAAAAGTATTAGGTTTAATGAGCAAAACAAATCTTAATCAAAATATTTGTATGTTTGGTATGATATTAGTTATATTACTAGAAATAATAGGATTTTTATTTTTAGTTGAATATTATTTTAATTTAAATATATTATATAAACTTTTTAATAAATTAAATATTTTTATTAAATTATCACAAAAACAACTAATACAGATTATATTATTACTTGTATTATTATTTATAATTGTAGTTACATTAATTTATCATCCTTTAAATATAAATAAACCAATACCATTTTTAAGTAATTTAACTTTATTTGGTTTATTTTTATATGTATACAGTGATTTATTTAGTAATACTTAAGTAAGACTTTGTAAAATTGATTTATATATTTTTTTTTGTAATGGATATTAATCAAATACTGAACGAAATTTGTGATGACGTTACAATTAGCGAAAATGATTTAAAAAATATTCAAAATAATACTGAAAAATATTTAAAAAATGAATTAGAAAAAATACATATACAATTAAAAAAATCCATAGTTGATTTTACAAAAGAAGAAGTAAATAAATTAAAACGTTCAAAATTAGAAAACATAAATAATAAAATTAATAATATAGTAGAAGATATTTTAATAAAAACTTCTGAACATTATAATTTAGATCAAGATGAAGTATTACAAAATAATAAAGTAAATTTACTTACATTAGATACGTTTAATGAACATGTTAATGAGCCAGTTAATGAAGTAGTTGATGAGCCAGTTAATAAAGTAGTTAATGAGCCAGTTAATGAAGTAGTTAATGAGCCTGTTAATGAACCAGTTAATGAAGTAGTTGATGAACCTGTTAATGAAGTAGTTAATGAGCCAGTTAATGAAGTAGTTAATGATGAACCTAAATCATGTGAAAAACCAAAAAGTAAAAAAGTAAGTAATGAAGATTATAAAAATAAATTAATTAGTGAAAATAAATGTCCGGTAATTGTAAAAAATAAATTTTGTGAAAAAAAAGCCAAACATGGTTGTTATTGTGGATATCATAAAAAATATAATGTATAATTACATATTTATAAATATAAATATATATTAACTACATATGGTTTTACAAAGTACTCAAATAGGAGGAAAAGGAACTGTTCGTAGAAAAGTTAAAAGAACAGGACATAATTTTGCTGAAAAACAAACAAAAGAATCACGCGAGTATACTATAAAAGTAAAATTAATAAATAAACTAATAGCAACATATGATGAAGAAACATATAGTTTATTTAAAAAATATATAGCAGAAGAATTAGAAGATATGGGATTTTCAATTGAAAAGCATAATTTTTTAAAACAATATAAAGATGAATTTGTAAAATGTAAAGAAGATCCTAATGCATATATATATAGTTTATTAGTAAGTAAAATAGATAAACCAATGGAATTTAATCAAAATATTTTTTTAAAATTAAAAAAAATGTTCACATTAGAACATTTAGCAGTATTTATTCAATTTATATATGAAACCGAAACAGCAGTATTAAAACAGTCATTTAAAAATTGATTTATATTAATAATTATTATTAATGAGTAATCAATTAGATAAACTATATATAAAACAATATTATAATAATAATTGTTCTATTAATGATACTAATATACCATTTAAATATTTACCACATAATTATAATAAAAATAATTATACAATATTTGAAAAAACTTATAATATATATGATTATTATGAAAATGATTTTTATGTAGAGTCTTCATATAATACTTGTTATTTATGTAAAAAAAATATAGATGTATTTATTGATAAAAATAATATTAAAATAATATTTAAAATATTAAATAGTTTAAAATTAAATGAAAATTTAATAGAAAAAATAAAAAAAAATATAGAATTAAAACTAAAAAATAAAAATAATATATTTATATTTCAAAGTAAAATAAATTTAACATCATTTGTTCATTATCATTATCATTTATGTGAATCATGCTATAAAAATAGTTTATACTATTGGAAATTTACTAATAATAATTATTATCCAATTAATTTTTATGATGGTTATAGATTTATACACGAAAATGATAAATTTGTACCGGAAGTTAAAGATAATAAAACAATAAAATATATAGAAAAATTAAATATACCAAATGTGTATTATTGTAAATACCAAAAATCTATAAAAAAAAATATAAATAATTTATAAAAAAAAATATAAATATAATTATGTATTTTAAACCAACATATATAAAATGTATAATATGTAATACATTTTATAAATATGAAGATTTTTTTATAGGTGATATAAATAATATGAAAATTGGTAAATTAATTTATTGTAAAAATTGTAAATTAAATTATTCAGTTTTCCATGAAGATTTACAATGACAACATATATATAAATATTTCATATTAGTTATATCATAAATATAAAATACAATATCTTGTTTTACATCAGTACAACTAGGACATTTAATATCCGGATTACTAACTTTTTGTAATGTGGGGTCTTCACATAATAATTCATTATTTAAAGTAATAAAAGATTTATCAACAATATAATTTTGTTGATATAATTTAGGATTAACTATAGTATTTTTATCATATTCTTTAGTATTTCCACAACTTAAACAATAATAAATTAATAATTTTTCATTATTTTGTGGATTTTTTTTCCATTTAATATTCATTTTATTATCGCATTGCTCACAGAATTCCATAATATATATTATATTATAATATCAATTTTAAATTAATAAATTTTGTATGTATTTATTTATTTCTATTATTTCTTGTTTATTATATAATTTATAATACTGAAAATAAGGTCTTTTAGTTAATTCTTTATTAATTTTAGTTTTTTCATCAGATATTAAATTATAACTATACATTAAATTATTTAAATTATTTTCATTAAAATAATTTTTTTTCTGTATATCTAATTTTAATTCATTACTTATTTCATTATTTTTTTCATTATTTGTGTTGTTATTTATATTATTATTAGTTTTATTTTTTTCAGTAAATAATTTAGAATCAATATAATCAAAGTTATCTATATTATATAATTTATTTGTATCAGCATAAACTTTATTTTTTATATTTTTGTCTTTATACATATTTTTATCAATAGAATAATTGAATTCTTTTACAAAATCACAATAATAATCACATAAATTAATATACTCTAGTAAAATTACATTTTTTTCTAATATATCTTCTATATTTACATTAAATTCACCCTTATTTTCAAGTGGTTTAAATATTTTAATATATGTGCCACTTGTTAATATAATTCTTACAATTATATATTTTTTAAAATATTCAGCAGCAGCTTGTATCATGGGTATATCTGATATTACATCTTCATTAGTTTTCATATATTGAACATAATCATTTTTAGTATTATTTTTACTATCTGGTTTATGATATTGTATATATTTATAATATGTTGAATTTATTTTATTTTGATCTTTTTCAAAATATTTACTAAATGTTGGTGTTTCATCAATATAATTTATTAAATCTTTTTGTACTCTATTATAATCAGGTGTAGTATAATAATTATAATATGTTGGATTATTTTTCATAATATCTAATAAACATATTATAAAAGTATCAGGTAAAGATTTATTAGTATAAACTTGTTCAATTTCTGTTATATTTTTTAATCTAAATGGAGAATATAAATTATTTTTTAATATATAATTTAATATTATAGTATTCATATTTAGTTCATTAGATACTTTTTTAATTTCAGTTATTATATGTATATTTGCGTATTTATAATATTTTTCTAAATAATTTTTAACATCCATTTTTTCACTAATTAATTTATTTAAATCTTCAATAAATTTTTTTCTAAAATTAATTAAAACCGTTTTTTTATCTATATTAGATTTTGTATCAGCATTAGTAACTCCCATTTGATTAAATAATATATATCCACCACCTATCAATAATACTAATAATAAAGATAATATACTATATGTAATTAATGGATTTGTTCCGCCAGATAATTTATAATATTTATTTTTATATTTTAAATATTTTTTTTTATATAAAATATTATTTTCTTCTTTAGTATTTTTATTCATATATTAATATACAATATTTTATTATTTTAATTAACAATCACAATCACTTCTAAATAATTTAGTTCTATATAAAACCATTAGTTTATCTGTTATAGTTTTTTGACTACTATTAAAATATGTATCAAATATTTGTAATGAACTATATTTTTTAGATTGATCCGCATCTAACATAGTTAAAATAAAATAAATAGAATACATACCACATTCAGAATTACTTTGTTGATGTTGTATAGTATTATATTTGAAAGTAAAATTTATATTTTTATGTTGTTTTTTTATATCTTCTACAAATGAAATAATTTCTGGATGTAATTGAGCATATGTTAATGCTGAATCAAAAAATAATATAACTTTTTTTTCAATATTTATATATAATGCCATCCAGTGTTTACCACCACCATCATGTTTATCAGTATTAAATACTATACCAAATACATTTTTATTTTTATAACCAGTAGGATTATAATTACAATATTTATTTTTATAATTAGAATTAATTAACCATTTACTTTTATTATCATCATCATTAAATATATTTAAAATACAAGTTCCATATTTTTTTTGTCTAAAATCTATTGGTGTACTTCCTAGAAATTTAAAATTTTTATATTTATATTCATATTGCTCTATTATACCATCTATATCAAAATTTGATAACCAAGGCGCATCAATTTTAGATTCACGCCATTGCTTAATATCATCACACCATTCCGTAGGCATTTCAGGTATAAATAAATTTTCATTACTAATAAATTTTTTTTTAAAAGCTGATAATTTTAACCAACAATATTCTTTATTATTAGTTTTTTTATATTTACTTAAATTTTTTTTTAATTCATTATAAATTGTTTTAATAGATTTTTTTTTTTTTGTTAGTTTATTTTCATATATACTAATTAATGGATAAGTTTCATCTTTATAATTTCTTTTACCATTTTTAGTAGCAATATCACTATTATATATAGTGACTAATTCTAATATATCATTTTCTGAAAAACAAGTAAAACTTAATTTATTTTTATTATTTACATTACAGTATAAACGACTACTATGTTCAAAAGATTTTAATGGGTCTACTTGTATAGTCATATATAAATAAATTATATTTTTTTTAAATTTTGAAAAATTTTTTTTATTATATATAAAATTTTATTTATTATTTGTAAAAAATTATAAAAAAAAAAATTTTTTTTTTAAAATTGATTTTGGTGAATTTCAAATTATACCAAAAACAAATGTCGAAAACCTCCCATATTACAAAACTATCCGAGCTTAATACCGATGATCTTAATTTTACCGATTTAAATAAAATGTCTAGTGGCGCACAATTTGGAAATATTCAAAAAAATGGTCGTATGTGTTTAATTCAATTACCTAAAATTACTGGATTTGGAGCAGATAAATATGAAGATAAGGAAAAAGGTGATGTAAAATTTACAATGTCTGTTCAATTTACAAAAGACGATATTAATACACTTGAATCTGTTAAATTAGCATTTGAAAAATTACAAGAAATTAGAGCAAAAGTTAAGGAAAATGCTAAAACAAATTGTAATGAATATTTTAAAAAGAAAAAAGCATCTGATGATTATGTAGATGCTAGTTTTTCAGATTTTCTAAAAGAATCTAAAGATAAAAATACAGAAGAACCAGACGGTAGATATTATACACTAAAATTAAAATTAAAATTAAGTAAAAAAGAAGCAGAAAAATTTGATTTTGGAGCTTTTGATTCTAATAAACAAAAAATGGATTTAACAACAGATAATATTACAGATAAAATTAAAAAATGGTCAAAAGTAAAATGTACTATTACTCCTAATATTTGGGTAATTAGTGGTAAATTTGGAGTAACATGGAATTTACATCAAATGCAATATTGGGAACCAGAAGGAGGAATTCCAGACAAAAATGAGTTTTGTATGATAGATTCTTCTGATGATGAAGAAGAAGAAAATAATGAGGTTGATCCACATGAGTTAATTGCTGATGATTCAGATTAAATTACAAATATTATATTTTATAAAATAATTTAAATTTAAATTTTTTTAACTAATATTTAAGATTTTTTTTTAAATTATTTTTCTAATTGGTTATTATAACTTTATGACTAATTATCATAAAATATTAAATATAAATAATAATTTATCAAAAAATAACATATTTTATTTAAGTGGTGACGGAAATATTTTATTTTCTATTGAAAAAAAAATAAACCAATATTATATTATAGCAAGAAAAATTAATAATAATACATATACACAAATAGGCAACAAAATACCAATTATTTTAGAAAATTATTCATTATTAGATATTTCAATAGTTTCTAATTACAATGGTTCTGTATTTGTTTTTACTTATAATAATATTATTCAAGTATATAAATTATTAAATAATAATTGGATAACATATGGTAATACTTTAGAAACACCCACATATACCACTACTTATGATACAATTTTAAATAATATAGGAAATATATTATTAATAACATCATATAATTCAAATCAAAATAGTTTCTTAAGTGTATATATATGGAATACTGATAAATGGATATTAAAAGGTACTAATATTAAATTAGATAAAAACACTAAATTTACACAAGGATTTACAATGAGTGATGATGGTAATACTCTTATAGTAAGTAGTCCTAAAAAAAATAGAATTAAAATATATACATATGAAGATTCTGATTATGAAAATATACAAATAATAAATAATTCTAATATAAATGAAGTATTTGGACAAAAAATTGTATGTAATAATGATGCTACAATAATTGCTGTTATTACACCTATATATGAACAAAATATTAAAAAAGTATACTTTTATACAAAAGATAATAATCAATATTTTTTAAATCAAGAATTATTTATAGATGATTATAAATTAAGTGATATTACTATATATAATCAAATTGTAAATATGTCTAATAGTGGTAATATATTTATTTTAAGTTATACATCATATATATCAACTAGTAACGAATATGTAAATAAATTAAAAATATATAAATTAAATAATGAAAATATTTATGAAAATAAATATTATAAAGATATATTAATTAGTACACTTAATAAGTCAATTTATATGTATTATTCTATATCTAATAATGGTAATAAATTAGCTATAAATAATTGTAATTCTGGTATAGATATATATGAACTTCAATTAACTAAAGAAGAATTATTAGAAAAAGAAGTAGAAAAATTAAAAAATATAATAGAAGAAAAAAATAAAATAATAACACAAAATGATGTAACTATTAATACATTAATGTTAGATTTAGATGATGCTAAAAAAAATGTTTTATTTATTAAAAATACATTAGATTGTACAAAACTTAATAATACAGCAATTAATAATGAATTAACTTCTACAAAATCTCAATTAAAAACAAATAATTCTAATTTAATAACATTACAAAAAAATTTAGATTCAACAAAAGCTATATTAATTACTACACAAGATAAATTAACAATTACTACAACTAAATACGAAAATACGCTTGAAGAATTAACATCTTATAAATCTATTACAGAAAATATAAAAAATGATTTAAATACAACAAAATCAGATTTACAATTAACAAAAACACATTTAACTAATACAATTAATACATTAAATATTACAAAAAATAATTTAGAATTAACAACAAATACTTTAAATAAAACAGAAAATGAATTATATACTACTAAAAACACACTAAAAAATACACAAAATGAATTAAAAAAAAATAATGATATTTTAATAAATACAAATAATGAATTAAATAATAAAAATATATTATTAGAAGATAAAATACACGAAATAAAATTAATTAGAAATACTTTAAATGAATTTAAAGTATTATTAAATAATTAATATAAATCTTCTACATATTTTTTTAAATAATTTGTAAATGCTAAAGAATTATCGTAAATATTAAATACAGTTTTACTAACAGTTTTTTCTTTACTATGATAATGAAAAAAATCAATATATGTATAATTATCAGTACAATTTGTTATAGTGTCTTCTAATGTATTATTAGCATAATTATCACTTTCCATAACTAGAAATTTTTTTATTATATGATTTTTTATAGATTTTTCATTAAATATTATATTATTAATAGAATTTAATAAATATATATATAAACTAATAATATTAGTATTTTTTCTAATACAATTATAATAAGTATTACAATTATTTATAAATTTTTTATAATTATTACTATTTTGACCTCCAATCATATCTATCATTTCATCAGTTATTCTCATAGATGGATAAAATGGTTTAGGATCATGACCAATACAAAATGAATAATCTATATGAAATATTACACCATTTTTTGTTATCATAATATTATCTAAATGTCTATCACCTACACCTAATGTATAAGTTATTATACTATATATAGATAAACTATTAATAAATCTTTTTTTTATTATTTCTATTGTTTGTGTTTTATTATTATTTAATATAAAATTCTGTAATGATAAATTTAAATTTTTTTTTATATCATATAATGTATATGAATCATCTATAATTTCTATTAATCCTATATTATTATTTATTGGTAATATATCATATGTTATTAAATTTGATTCTATATTATTTTTGTGTAATATATATTTGATTAGTAATATTATTTTACTAATAATATAATCAACTTGTACATCTTCTTTTTTAAATAATATTAATTTTTTTGTTTTATTTTTTAAATTAACTGTTATTAATATTGGTTTAGTATTTGAATTTTTTATTATTATATCCTTAGATATACTTTCTATTGCTATTTCATTATTTAATGGTATATATACTCTATTATTTTTAATAAAATTATTAACATTATCAATATATTTAGATGTATTATTTAAATCTATATTACATAATAAATTTATTAATTTTATTGAATTTATTAAACTAGTATATAATCCATTATGATTTTTAATTAAATTATCTTTAATTATTTGTAAAGATATATTATATATTTTATTTGAATTATTATTATTTATTATAATAAACATTTGATAAAATAATTGTATTAATAAAAGTATAGTATTACAATGTGTTTTTAAATAGTTTGTTATTGAATAATCATTTTCATTATCATTTTTAATATTATTAATTAATAATGGTAAATATATATTAATATTTTTACTATTTAATAAATTTAATAAATATACTTTAATATATTTATTTCTTGTATATTTTAAAATATATAATATATCAAAATCGTCTAATTTTTCATTACATTTTTCATTACATAACATAAATTTACAACTACTTTTTCTTATTTGTAAATTATTTAATATATTAATTAATTCTTCATTATTATAATTATTCCAATTATTATATATAATAAATTGAGCAACTAATTTACTATGACCACATATATTACGTTTGTTATACCATAATATATTAAATTGTTTTTTAGTTAGTATATTTGATACATTACAATATTGTATTTTTTTTACATTATTTAAATAAAATTCTATACTTTTATTCCATATTTTATTTACACCTAATAATTTATATATATTATTTAAATTTAATGGTAATAATTCAAATATTTTTATAAATCTACTAATTTCTTTAATATTTAATAATAATTTAAAACATTGATAACATAATTTTTTATTAATTGTTAATCTATTATTTTCATTAATACATTCTACTAAATAATTTTCAACATTTATTAATTTATTATTTAAATTAGTTTTAACATAATAATTACAACATATATTACAAAATATTTTTCCACATAATCTACAATGGTGTCTTCTATTTAATAATGTAAACTCATTTTTACAATTATGACACGAATTTACAGTAGTATCTTCAGTCCATAATGAATTTTCATTATAATTATTAAATAAATTATACATAAATATTTATTATAATTTTAATTTTATATTAATTTATATTTTTTTTATATACATATAATATAATGTTACAAAACATGGTTAGAGCAGCTGTTTCAAATTATTATAGTAATCAATCAGGTGGTGGTGGTTCGCCGCAATTCTCAAATATGGATATGGTAGTTATGATGATTACCTTATTCTTACTTATATTTCTTTTATTCTTTTTTGGTAAATACTTATGGAATGAACATTTAGTTAAATATGTTACAATAGTAAAACCAGTAGATAGTTGGATAGATTTACTAGCAATATCAATATTAGCTAATATTGTATTTTGTCGTTAAAAAAATAAAACTTAAATAATTATTTAGCTACATTTTCCAAATGCAGTTTAGTTTTTATATGATGACACCAGCTATTATTAGTAGTCCAAAAATTACATAAATCACAAAATTTAGGTTTTGTATTCCATTCACTCTTATATTTATTTTTTTTTAGTTGGCGTGTTTTAGAGTCATCTATTATTTTTTGTTGATATTTTTTTTGCGGTCTTTTTCCTTTTTCTAATATTTTTTCTTGCTTTGTTTCTATTTCCCATTCTTCTATTTTTTCATCAATATATTTATATAATTTTTCTTCATTATAACAATTATATTGATGTGGAATAATAATTAGATATATATCTTCTTCTCTGCATCTTTCTTCTTTAAATTTATCTCTTTTTTGTTGTTCATAAAAGTTTTCAATATTATTATTATGAAAATGTGGAGTATATTCATAATGTTGAATTCCATTATATTCAAAGGCTAATTTTAATTTTTCACAATAATAGTCTAATTCTAAATTACAACTAGTTGTATATTTTAACCAATTTGGTCTATGTTGTTTTATAAATACATTATTAGTAAATAATTCTTCAACATAACAAGTCATTAAATTTTCACTTTTAGAATTAGCACATTTACATCCTAAATTATTACCACAAATAAAACTGTGTATGGTTGTTGTATTAACTTCTTCTTCACATATAAGGCATTTTAGTTTAATAAAAGTGTTTTTACTGTTTAATTTTGTTTTTTCTATAAAAACTTCTTCAGAATCTAAACATTCTACATTTTTAATTTTACATTTTTCACAAAATTCAGGATATCTTTTATACCAGTGTCTATTATTAGAAAAACTACAATTTAATCCACGTTCTATAAAGTTTTTTATTGTAATTGTTTCAACTATAGTATTATATTTTAGACATTTTAATTTAATTTTAGCTTTATAACCATATTTAGTTGTTTTTTCTATATAAATTTCTTCTGAATCTAAACATTCTACATTTTTTGTTTTACATATATTAATGAATTCATCCCATCTTTTATACCAAGCTATATTTTTATTAGGCATTTTTAATTTTATATCATATATAATCAATTTAAAAAAAAATATTATATAAATATATAAAAAAAAAATTTCTCTACTAGATAAGAGTACTCCTGGGCGGGCTTGAACCGCCAATCTTTGGGTTAGAAATCCAATGCATTATCCGATTATGCTACAGGAGCAATAAAATTAACAAACAAACCTACGAGTTTCTTTTAAATAAGTCTGAAACTAAAACCTTATTTTGTTTTATTTTTCCAGTTTATTTGCTAAATTATCCATCTCTTTGATTTTAATTGGGTGTGAGATGATAACCCCAATATAATTCTCACCGGTTGGAATCGAACCAACTACCGTCTGATTTCCGCGTAATTATCCTCTACAGTCAGACGCTCTACCAATTGAGCTACAGTGAGTTATATTTATATATAATATTTTATTTTTAAATACTTTAAATATTATTTATATATTTTATAATTTATATAAAATATATTGGCGAATCTTTAATAGTATAAAAAGATGTGTATGTAAAAAACCCATCACTGCTATTTTTTTTATATTTTAATTGATATATACTATCTACTATTTCATCATTACTAATATATATTTTTATATATGAATTAGCTGTACCCATAATTCCTGTTTGTATTACATTTTTATAATAATGATTATTGTTAATATGTAATGTAAATTGTTTAGTATCTAAACTACTATCACTAGTGTCTATTATATATGTATAATTTTTATAAAAATGATGTATTGCGTTAATATTATTTAATTTAAAATTTGGATCAATATATGTTAATTTATAATTAATTATATTATTATATATATTTCCTTTAATATACCAATTATTTTTTGAAATATTTATTAATGTATAATATGAATATTTCAAATCAATATTATTTAATACTAATTTTGATTTATTATTACTAATTTCTGTATATGGAGAACTAATCATATGTTGATTATTTATAATTACATAACCATTTAATTTATCATTATTTAAACAATTTATAGTTAAATTATTTATATCAGTATTTATAATTAAATTGTAATATATACCAATATTGTCATTATTATTATCTATATTTATATTAACTATTTTAGATTGAGTATCAATAGATTTTGTTGTGTTTAATTTAAAATATCCATTAGAAATATTTGATGATGTTTTTAATATATCCTTAATTCCATTAGAAGATATTAATGTAAATGTATTTCGTGTTACAGTTGTTACAGTAAATGTTATATCAGTGTCAATAACAACATTATTTAATAAATTATTTGTATTAGAACTAGAACTAATATCATTAGTTATATTATGTAATGTAATTATATCATTTTTTTTTAAATTATGATTATTAGATACAAATGTATCTTTTTTTAATTTTTCTACACTAGTTATTTGTTTTATATATATATTATTTGAATCATAATCCGTACTATTTATTACATATGTTGTATTAGATTTATCTAATGTAAGTACACCATTTGAATCTGTATTAATTACATTATTAATATGTACTAAATTTTCATAATTTCCAAAATTAAAATTATTTATACGTGTTATATTTGTTACATCTATGTTTGAATATTTATTATCTGATATATTAATATCCATAATATTATATATTAACTAATATTTTTTTAAATTATTTAAGTTAATTATATTTTAATAAATTATAATATATAATATGACTGCTGGATTAATACAATTACAATTTATTGGACCACAAGATGCTTATTTAACAGGTAATCCACAAATGACATATTTTAAGAGTATATTTCGTAGTTACAGTAATTTTTCAAAAGATTTACAAAAATTACAATTTGAAAATAGTGTAAAATTTGGTAGTACTCATACATGTGTAATTAAAAATTATGGAGATTTACTATCTAATTTATATTTATATATTGAATTACCACAAATAATCAGCACTAATAATAATGAAAATTGGTCTGGTTATGTTAATGGAGTTGGATATTCTATAATTGAATCAGTTAGTTTTGAAATAGGTGGTCAAGTAATTGATACATATGATTATAATTGGTTTGATATATATAATGAATTATATGATCAAGGTTCTGATACATTAGTTGGAAAATTTAATACAGATATTACATTAGAAGAAAATAACAATGCTCAAAAATTATATGTTCCATTACATTTTTGGTTTACAAAAAATAATGGTAATGCTTTACCATTAATTGCTTTACAATATCACGAAGTAAAACTACATATTACTTTTCGTAAATTTGAAGAAATAATTAAATCAGATATTAGTAATTTTTCTTATGAAACACCTTCTATTAATGCTTACATACTTGCTAATTATATACATTTAGATAATACAGAAAAAAAATTTTTTAGTAATAATAAATTAGAATATCTTATTGAACAAACACAAATTTTAAGTTCAGTTGATGTAGAATCTAAAAATATAGTAAAAGTACCATTAAATTTTAGTCATCCTATTAAAATAATGCATTGGGTTATTTTAAATGATATAAATACTAATCCAAATATGAAAACAGGTAATAATTGGTTAAGTTATACTTCTAATAATAATTTATATAATGAAACATTTAATGATGCTAAAATTACTATTAATGGTCAAGATAGAATAAGTGAAATGGATGCGTCATATTATAGATATGTAGTTCCATATGAATTAAGTATATACAGTCCTCGCAAATATATTTATTCATATTCATTTTCCTTAAATCCAATGCAATTTCAACCCTCTGGTTCATGTAATTTTTCTAGAATTAATAATAATTCCGCATATTTAGAATTTACATTTAATCCAATTAATACGGTTGGTGGAACAACAAATGGTAAAATCAAAGTATATGGTGTTAATTATAATATATTAAGAGTTACAAAAGGAATGGGTGGATTATTGTTTATGAACTAAACATACATTATTATTTATATTTTTTACATCTACTATTTTATTAAAATATTTAGTATTATTTATATTATGTGATACTATAATTATACATAATGATTTAAATAATTTATTATTTAATAAATTATATAACATTTTATTTACTGTATAATTATCTAAACTTTTATCGGGTTCATCAAATATAATTATATCATATTTATCAATATGTATTATTAAGTAATATAACCATTTTGCTAAATATATACGTTTTTCTTGACCACCGCTAAATGACTTACCTTCTAATTTAACATGTATATTACTATTTGTATAACTATTTATTATATCATTAAAAGGTATTATATTATTAATAATATTATTAAATATTTCTATTTTATCACTATATAAATTTAAATCATTTTCAGTTATTACATTATATAATGTTCTGTTTTCAAAATACAAATATACATCTTGTGGTATATATAATATTTTTTTTTGTGTAATATAATCATTAAAATAATCACTAATTACTTTACATAAACTAGATTTACCTATACCACTTTCTCCTTGTAATAATATTTTATCATTTGTACTAATATATAAATCTGTATTAATTAATAAATTATTTTTATTTTTATATATTAAATTATAATTTACATCAAATAATGATAATTTATTTATAAATGTACTTTTTTTATACTTTTCATATTCTTCTAAAAATGTTTTATAATTTGTAAAATCTTGATTTATTATACCATAATAATTATGTAATATATATTCAAATTGATATACTAATGTTATTGTAGTTTGATATAATGGTAATAAAAATAATGAACATTTATTAATACAATTATTATTAATATAATTATACATATAAACACACATTAATATTTTTTGAAATAATTGTAAAGTTCCTAAATAAAATTTATCCACTATTTGATTTTTCAAATTATAATAATTTATTTTATTATTATTTTTATTTATTACTTTTACATAATTTGTTTGATAATTTCCTATACACGAATTAAAATAATTTAAATATAAATTTTTATTTAATAATTCAATTATACCTTTATTTGTATTATTTTCTTTAACATAATCTCTTGTTTTTAATATTATATAATTATAAAATAATCCATAAAATATAAAATAAGTAAATAATATTATTAATGAACTATTATACATTGTATATAATATATATGAATTCATTATTACTCTAATAATAGAACCATAAAATTCAAATATTGTATTATATTTACCGTAATAAGCGTTTTGAGTTTTTGTTATTAATAAATCTATTTTTTTTTCACTATTTATTTCTAACCAACTTTTAGGCATAATTTTTATTTTATCAAATACTTTAAAATATATATATTCTTTAATTGGTTGTTCTAAAAATAACATATTAATATGTTTTTCTGCTAAATGTATTAATATTAATATAAAATGAAAAACATTAAAGTAAATAAAATAATCTAAATTTACAGTTGTTTCAGTAGATTTTAAAAACATATATTGATATGATTTATACTTTAGATCAAATACAAATTGTATATTATAATACAAAAAATAAATTAATACATATGTTATTATATTCATTATAATCTATAATATATTGTATAATATAATATTTATAAATATATACTATTATAATATATTATAATGCCCAAGGGTATTATTAAATTAAAATATACTGGATATGAAAATAAAGTTTTTACAAATAATCCTTCTATATATTATTATAAAACAATATATAAATCTTATGTTAACTTTATAAAAATTCCAGAAAATATAGAAATTGAAGATAATTATAATATTAGCACTATAAATAATATTACAATTGTATTAAATAAATATGATTATGATATTTTAGGTAATATGTATTTATGTTTTGAATTAACAACACCAATTGTTAATATATTAAATTATATTGAAAAAATAGAATTATATGTATCGGATTATTTAATTGATACTTTAACACCAGATATTATTTTATTATATAATGAATTATTTTATAATTCAACTAATTATAAAACATTTAATTTATTAACAAATCATAATAATAAAAATATTTATTATATACCATTATGTTTTTATTTTTTACAAAATACAGATAAATATATACCATTATATTTACTACATAAAGAAGTAATAAATTTAAAAGTTTTTTTTAATAAAGTTGAAAATACTAATGTTATAGCTAGTTCTATAAATTTAATTGGTACTTATTTTATTTTAGAAAGTAAACCAAATTGTAAAAATTGGTTAATAGAAACTATTAGTTATAATGAAAATATTAATTTAAAAGCATCAATAAAAGCAGATATTACAAATAAAATAGATTTACTATTTACTGGTTATATTAAATCATTATTTTTTATTATTCGTAATTGTGAATTTGATAATATGTATATGTACTATAATAATACTAAAGTTATACTTAATAAAAAAAAATTAAAATATTTAAATGTTTTAGAAACCGAATTATATCATAATACTAATAATGATATATTATTATATAATTATTCATTATTTAAATGTTCATTATCTGGATATATTAATTTAGATACTGTTAATACATTTTATATTGAATTAAATCCATATGCGATTTATACAACTATACAATTTGACGTTACTAGTGTATTTACAAATAATTATTTTTTTATAACAACAGATTTAATTACTAGTGAAGTTAATCAATCACCTGATATATATATTTATACAAATGTAAAATATGAATTAATAAATAATAATTGTGATATTATTATTGTTACTACTAATCCAACTGATTATATTAATGATCCAATTAATAATAATGAACCTACACATGTAAATGGTTTTGATAATACTAATAAAACACTATTATTAGATTCTGAAAATAAATATGATATATTGTATTATTGTCATAAAGAAAATACAAATAATATTATAATTAATTATGGAAGATTATTAGTATTTACTGATAATAAAGCAAATGCTGCTACAGGATTAATTAATACATATGCTATAAATTATAATTTATATTTAATAAAAAATGGTAAATTATTTAATTATAAATTTGATTAAATTCTTTTGTTGATTTATTTAAAAAAATTAATAATATATTAATATAATGGGTGGTGGATTAATACAGTTAAAATATTTAGGAAGTGAAGCAGATTTTTTTATAGGTAATCCACAAATATCATTTTTTAAAAGTATTTTTAAATCATATAGTAATTTTAGTCAAGAACTTATTAATATTTTATTTGAATCACCTTTAGATTTTGATAAATCTACATATGCTAATATACCAATAGATGGTGATTTAATAAATAAATCTTATTTGAATTTAAATTTAAAATTAAATGTAAGTGATCAGTTTGATATTGTTATAAAAGAAAAAAATAATATAACATCTACAAAACATAAAAATCTATATGAATATAGTTCTACAGGTATTAATGAATTACATTTATATAATTATAAATATTTTGTAACAAATGGGAGTGATATTACTAATATGATTATAAGTGAAATTAATTCAGTTTCAATATCAACTGGTATAGTTAATTTATATAATTCTACTACACATATTATAGATTTAAGTCGTGTAAAACAAAATAAATTATATTATAAATATACTTATAAGGGTGATGACTATGAAGATATAATTTATGTTAAATTTATAAAAGAAGATTTAACAAAATTAATAAAAACAATAAGCTTTGAAATAGATGAATTTATAATAGAAAAACATAATACGGATTGGTTATTAACTTATAATAAATTATTTAATAATAATGAAACATTAAGTAAAATTAATGATGAATTAACACATATTACACCTAATATGTTTAATAAAAATATACAATTATATATACCATTAAGATTTTTCTTTACAAAAAATACTGCAACAGCATTACCATTAGTATCATTATATAGAAGTGATGTAAATATAAAAATAACAACAAATAAAAAAGAAGATATATTTATGTGTAATAATATAATTAGTAGTGTTGATTTTAATGTAGCAAATTTAGCAATTAATTATATACATTTAAGTAAACCAGAAAAAAATTATTTTTTAAAAAACAAACATAAATTATTAATTGAACAAGTTCAACAACAACAAGCTACTGTTATAAATGGTATTTATAATAATATAGAATTACATTTTACATATTTATCTAAATATTTAGTATGGAAATTACCATATAAATATATATTAGATAAAGCTAAAATAATATTTAATAATAATGATTTATTTTATGAACAATATGGTGAATATTTTCATTTATTACAATTACTTGAACATAATTTAGGTAATGTTCAATCATTAACACGTATGGAAGAAAATACTGATAGTAATGGTACTTATTATTTATATAGTTTTTGTTTATATCCAGCATTAAGACAACCATCTGGTTTATGTAATATGTCTCGTATAGATGAGAAATTTTTACAATTAAAAACTTCTTATATTGTAGAGTCTATGCATAATAATGAAAAAATACAAGTAGATGTATTCAGTGTAAATTATAATTTCTTATATATTGAACATGGTAAATGTAAGTTAGAATTCTAAAGATACTTTTAGAAAAAAGTATATTTTTGTCTAAACTTTTTATTAAAAAGTTTTTAATTTAATTCATTTTTTTTTTCTAATATTAAAATATAAAATGGGTGGTGGTTTAATGCAATTAGTCGCAATGGGTGCTCAAGATGTTTACCTTACTGGTAATCCTCAAATTACCTTTT